GACAATATAACATGGAGAAAACTTACCCCAATAGAATGTGAAAGACTCCAAACCGTACCCGATAATTATACAAATCATGTGAGCAATTCACAAAGATATAAAATGTTAGGTAACGGCTGGACGATTGACGTAATAGTACATATATTAAAAAAAATAAATTAAAAGAGGTTCAAATGAAAAAACTAATCACAATTATCAGTCTTATTCTATCCTTAATGGTGTTTGCAGGGAACCAGGAGCAAGCTATAAGAACAAAGTTTAACATAGGAAGAACTATCCAGGATGTTTATAATAAATTCGGGCATCCGAACGTTGTAAACACAGGGTATTTTGTGTATAAAAACAAAAAATTTGCAGGGTTTAGTACTTCAATGGTTTTTTATCATCATAAAGGCAAGGTATTCATGACTGCATATATGCTGAATAGTGACAGCAACGGAAATGCATGTATAGCTAATTATATGAAAATACAAAATATGTTGGAGTCAAAATACGGTGAATTTATAAAAAATGTCGTATGGGAAAACACTTTATTTAAGTCTGATACTAATAAATATGGTCTTGCACTTCTTGCAGGACATTTAAAGATCCAGCATGATAAATCTATAGGAGACATCACGATAATCAATAAAATGTATGGGTCAAATTATAGATCATATCATTTTATCATGTACGTTGATTCAAAAGCTCAAAAAATAGCTATACAGGATAAAGAAAATAAAAATAAGGAGGATATCTAAATGAGCTATAAAGGCAGCGAATGGAATTTAAAAACAGAATGGAAAAGAGTTTCTATTAAAATAAAAAAAGAAATTTTTGACAGATTCAAGGAAAAAAGTCTTGAATCTGTCAACAGTCGTATTATAAAATTAATAGAAAATAATATAAAGGAAGACTAAAAAATGATAAAAATACCATGTGAGATCTATACCAGGTGCGTTGGATATTTTCGCCCAGTTTCATCTTTCAATCCTGGGAAAAAAGAAGAATTTAGGGAAAGGAAAACATATATCATTCCCGAATCAGTCAAAAGGAACGAATATAAGCTATCAGGGGAGGTTTTATAATAATGAAGCCCTCAGATTATAGGTGTCCGGATTGCGGAGCCATGAGAGAGATTACAGTCAGATTTAAAGACAGTTTCCCAGCATCTGTCCCATGTTTAAGGTGCGGTAGCTTTGCAAAACGGGTATATGCTTTTTCAGGATGTATTATCCATCAGGGAAAGGCTGGGAATTCTAAAAACGGTTATACTTCTAATCCGGTAAAAATTAAAAAAACATAATTGACAAAATGATTGATTATTGTTTAATGATTACAACATGAGACTACATTATACTTCCGATTTGTTTTTTAAAGCCCTGAAGACCCTCTTCAGGGCCTTTTTTACCACTAAATCCCTATTTTCCGCCTTACCTTCATTTTACATTGATTATTGACTGACCTGCTTTTTTTAAGAAAGCAACTCAGCCAATAAATAATAAGAAATAGACCTAACACGGAATTTAGGAAAATAGCGTCTAAATACTGGTATATTATATATATATATACTATATATATATATATTATATAAGAATATGCTCTCTTTTGGAGCGCTAAATTCCTATTTTCCGCCTCGGGCATGATTGCACTAATTGAGAGTCTGATTATTTTGACTGAAATATTGAAATAATGTGCCTGACGCGGAATTTAGGGATTTAGTAGGCATAAAAAATGAACAAAAAATAATTAGTGTTTATGTTTAACTGATATTTGGCCTTTTCTGATTGATAATATATGCAGAATATCTATATCAGGGCGGTTTTTTGCCAGAAAAAGATATATAAATCATTGGTTTTTATATAAAAACATTATCAAGTAAATTATTCGGAAAATAGTAAAAATAGCATTGACTTATTATGATATATAGTCCATGTTGACATTATGAATAGCCTTGACAGTAAAACCATAGCAATTGAAATATTATCACAATTAAAAGATAAAATGATAGAAAAAGAAACTTTTAATGTGACTTTCTTCTTTAAAAGTTTTGAGGAATTATTTAATCTCAAAATAACCTGTATTGTCTCAGATACTAAATTAAAATTAAGAAACTCATTTTATGATAATGAGCTTGTTTTATTTTTAAATGATGCAATTTTGTCACTTAATTCCCACAAGAATAAAAAAGACGATATTCATTATGAGTTTATATCTCAATGCAAATTTAATATAAATATACATGTAGAAAAAATATTAAAAAAAAGATCTTTTGTTGTCCTGGAGTGCAATCCTATTCCCATTGATCAAGTTTTACTTAATCATATTATGGATGCCAGAGATTCAGGAATATCAGCAACAGAAATTAACCAATTGACAAAACATAAAATAACAAAAAATCAAAGAGATAATATCATAAAAACACTTATGCTTGAACAGTTGATCTTTTTAGATTTCGATACTTCCATGGGTAGAAAAAAGAAAATATATAAATATCATTCTTATGCTGAGGTAGTGGATAGTGAAAAATACAATGTGCTTTAGTATCCCAGGTAAACCAAAGGCAAAAAAAAGAGCCAGACGGGACACTTCAGGGCGTTGGTATAACCCCTCAAAAAAAGATATGATTATAGTTGAACGGATTATTAAAGAACAAATTCCATATAGTTTTGAAATGATTGGAAAAGGATGTCCGGTTGAAATAAATATTACATGGTATTTTGAACCAACAAAAAGCCAAAAAACAAAAAAATTCCTTGAAATTATAGAGAATGATGACTATCCTTTTCTTAAAAAGGCAGATATTGATAATTTATTCAAATTCTATGCAGATATTATGAGTAAAATTATTTATTATGATGATAATCAAATTTCTCACAATACTTCAAATAAATTTTATTCTTTAAATCCACGGACAGAAATAGAGGTTAAATGGTGATGAGTGATAAACAATCAAGGACTGAAAAACTTAAAATTGAAATTGAAATAAAGGACAAACTTATTGGTCTGATTATCAGGGAGTTAGCTCAGAGAGAAATAACATTGCCGGATTATATAGTTGTTCCCCTGGAACAATTATATAATAATAAAATAAAAAAAATGGGGATAAATTAATGAAAACAGTATTATTGACAGGATCAGCAGGGTTTGTTGGCGCTCATATTACAGAACATATCTTGGCAAACACCGATTGGAACGTGATAGGAATTGATTCTTTTCGGCATCGAGGTGATTCTCAAAGAATTTTTCAGGACCCGAAGAGATATAAAATATTTACTCATGATCTTACAACACCGATATCATCAAGACTCATTGCTAAAATAGGTCATATCGATTATATCATTCAAAATGCTTCAGAAAGTCATGTGGATAGGTCTATTACGGACGATACCAGGAGGGCGTTTGTCGAAAACAATGTAAATGTTGCATTGACTATGTTGGAATATGCTAAAATTGCGAAGCCTGAGAAATATATTCATATTTCAACCGATGAGGTTTATGGCCCGGCCATAGAAGGCCATGATCATAAAGAATGGGAAATGCACTTACCATCAAATCCCTATAGTGGCTCAAAGGCAGCTCAGGTTGACATATCAATTAGTTATTGGAGAACATTTAATATCCCTCTGGTTATCACTGAAACCATGAATATTACGGGTGAAAGACAGGATAAAGAAAAATTTTTACCGACATTGATTCGTAAAATAATAAAAGGAGAGGAAGTCACTATTCATGGAGAGCCTGGGAACATAGGTTCAAGATATTATCTTCATGCCAGAAATCAGGCCGATGCGGTGCTTTTTCTTTTGAAAAATCATAAACCACAGTTATATTATGATTGTACGACAGAGTTAATAAAACCAGACAGGTTTAATATAGTAGGGGAACTTGAATTGAATAATTTGCAGCTTGGCGAAATGGTTGCTGATATTCTGGGTAAAAAAATGATTTTTAAATTTGAAAACTTTCACGCCACTCGGCCAGGACACGACAGAAGATATGCACTGGACGGAAATAAAATGAAAGAAAAAGGGTGGGTCCCTCCGGTCCCATTTAGAAAAAGTCTTGAAAAAATAATCGAATGGACACTTGAACATCCTGAATGGTTGGAGTAAGCACAATGGCAGTAAAAAAGAAAAAAAAGGCAGTCTCAAAAACTGCCTTTGAAAAATTAAATGATAAAAATAAACTATTTGTAAAAAATTACATAAAGAGGATGGGAAATGCAACAAAGGCCTATATGGATACCTATCCAAAAATAAAATATAATTCGGCAAGGACCAAAGGTTGTGACTTATTAACAAAGGTTGACGTAATCAAGGCCGTTGAAGAAGAATACGCAAAAGTATATGCTAAAATACTCACAGAGACGGAAAAATCTAAAACTTATCAAATGATAATGGCTATTAGTGATGCCTCTATTGAGGATTTTATTGATTTAGAGGACGGGACATTGAGGGTTAAAGATCTTGAAAATATTCCAGAGGAATCACTTCATGCTATTCAGGCCATAGAGCAGGACGAAAAGTCAACGGACACCAGTTACAATAAAAACATTAAAATAAAACTTCATCCAAAATTACAGGCTCTAAAAATGAGAGCAGAAATTCAAAAACTGATAGATCCGAAGGCAGAGGTGCAGCAGGTTGAAATTATAATCACTCCAGCAAAAAGGCCAGAGGCAGCGGAAGAGAATTAAGGGTGCATATAGATTTTAGTCAATTTTACGATCTTATAAATCCCATTTTTTGGGATTTTTTTGAAGATAAATCAAGGGGCCGGATATCATATGGAGGATCCGGATCGGGAAAAAGTGTCCAGGCTTTTCAGGAAATTATTTATAAGATATTAGTAGAACCGGGGCATAATTATTTAATATGCAGGAAGGTTGCAGCAACAAATAAAAACTCGACCTATGCACTATTAATTCAATTAATAAACGAAATGGGATTGAAATCCCTTTTTAAAATCAATAAAACGGATATGTCACTCACTGTTAAAAATAGTGGGTTTATGATAGTATTGAAGGGACTCGATGATATAGAAAAGATAAAAAGTTTCACATTTACAGAGGGGATATTAACTGATATTGTAATTGAAGAGGCCTCAGAGATTACTCAGGGGGATTTTGACCAATTAAATGCCCGATTGAGAGGTATTCGACAGGGTAGACAAAAAGATATTCCCTTCCAAATTACTATGCTTCTAAATCCGATAATAAATACTCACTGGATAAAAAGAGAATTTATAGACAAAAAAACATACCAGAAATCTTTTAAGGTTTGTATTTTAAAAACAACATATCTTGATAATAATTTTATAGATGAGGATTATAAGGCCGTTCTTGAGGGATACAAAGAAATAGATTTTGAATTTTATAGAGTTTATTGCCTGGGAGAGTGGGGAAATTACGGCAGTGTAATTTTTTCAAATTATTCTTTTGGTAAATGTCCATATAAAGAAGAGGAGCTTGATTCTGTTTACAACGGTCAGGACTTTGGATTTGTTCATCCCCAGGTTATAGTTAAAATCGGATTCAAAGACGGTATTATGTATTCCATAAATGAATTATGCGCTTTTGAAAAAACCAATCAGGAAATTATCGATATGAATAAAGAGTTTAATGTTCTGCATATGGGTGAGCATGTAATTTGTGACAGTGCGGAGCCGTCAAAAATTAAGGAGTGGCAGCAATATGGATACGGGGCGGTGGGGGCGGTAAAAGGCAAAGACTCAGTTTCCAGGGGTATAGATTTTTTAAAAACTCAAAAATGGGTTATAGATGACAGTAAATGCCCCCGAACAGCACAGGAAGTGCAAATATACCACTGGAAAAAAGATAAAAACGGTGACGACACTCCGGATCCCGTGGATTTATTTGATGATGCAATAAAGGCCCATATGTATGGGCTGGAACCATTATCAAGAATGAAGGGCAAAGCCTCTGTTTTGTCGGGGTCAAAAACAGATCAGAAAAAAGATATTCTGCAGGTCAAAAAAGACCAGAGAAAGGAGCAGCGTGAGATAATGAAAGCACAAAGAAGAAAATTGAGAGAAGAAAAAAAATAGTTGACTATAAAGGTTATAATGATTTACTTTAATAAATATCAGGAGAAAAGGAATGAAAATAATAAATCCATCCTATGAGATCATAGATTATGATAAACAGGCATTAAAAAAGATCGAAAAAATAGCCAGAATATGTTATAAGTCAGAAGAAAAAATAACGGCTCATTCCTCAGAGAAATTCATTCAAAATATTATAATCAGGGGCCATGAGGCCATGATCGAACATTCATCTGTCACGGTTAAATTTATATGTAATCGTGGATTTTCCCATGAACTCGTAAGACATAGAATTGCCAGTTTTGCGCAGGAATCCACTCGATATTGTAATTATAGTAAAAAAGATGAAATAGAGGTTGTTGCCCCCTATTGGTTTGCAACAGGGAAAGCCGGGGATATAATGGCATGGAAACTTGCAATGGAATCGTGCGAAAAAAAATATTTAACTTTAATAAAAGGTGGTTTGCCTCCTCAAGCTGCCAGGGGAGTATTGCCCATTGATTTAAAAACAGAGATAGTGATAACAGCTAATCTCAGAGAGTGGCGTTCCATATTCAAATTAAGGACTGATTCTGCAGCTCATCCCGATATGCAGCGATTAATGAAGCCGGTATTGCAGCAATTTAAGACTATAATTTCTATAATATTTGATGATATAGATTGTGAGGCACAGATATGAGCAATAGTCGGAATATACCGTCAAAAAATCTTAATCCTCGGTCTAAAGGACTTAAATATGACTCTGGGAAACTCAGAGGGGACCTATTGCCTAATGTTGCCATTGAATTTTTTAATATTGCAATTCCTGCAATTAGCAATGTTGGCATTATATCGAGAAATGGAGGAAATCTAAATTATAAATGTAAAGTTGAATATGAAATTGATGGTGATTATATTATTTTTAAAAGAATCGATTGATGGTTTTGACTGAGTTGATCAGGTTATCTGACTGACTTGGACAGGTTACTGACCGGTTTGATCAGGTTTTTTGACTGATTTGATCAGGTTATGGAAGTAATTGAAAAAATTGTTGAAATATACACAAATCGCATTATGGAGGGGAAAGACAATGGCAAAATATGAAAAGATAGGAAACTTCCAAGTTTTTTTCGACAAAACTTATTTTATTGCCTATGCAGGTGGTAAAAGGGAAATGGAAGTTAAAAAACAAAAGGACTGGAACAAGACGAATAATTTGCCCTTTTTACTGCAGATGTCAGAAAGAAGAAAACTTGGTCAACATGGAAATCCGAATTTAATACCGATAAAAGGTATAGATCTTTTATCGTTTTTCAAGGAACTTGGGTATATACCGTTTTTTGATTTCTCTTTTATTAACACGGGAATTCTTCAATTGACGGATGTTTTGATATACGAATCAATAAAACAAAAAAGTTACGAAATAGTGACTAAAAGAGGATAATAATGAAATTTGAAGAATCGTTCGATGCCGTATATGATAAGATGAAAAAAGAATCACGGAAGGAAGGGAAAGATTTTGTGGTTTCTCCGCAAACAGCAAAGATGTTGACTTTCTTTTGGAATATGCTTATTTTGAGTAAAAATAAACTTGACGATGAATTTGTTTTTATAGATAATGATTATAATATTGTTTCTATGCCTTTAAAGGAAATTGAAGAAAAAACTATTATCCCAGGACCCGAAGACGATACCAACGCCGAACCAGAAGAAAACGAAGGCAAGAAGCCTCAGGAAATAAAGGCAGCCAAGGAAGAACCAAAAACCGAAGAGGCTGCAAATGATGAGGAACCTGCGGAAAGCAACGAAAACACCGAAAATAAAGAGATCGAATAAGGTCGAATCAAATTTGCCTCTGCAATGGGACAAGGCTATTTCAGAGGCAAAAAACGCAGTAAAATCACTCGATAAAAAAGTGGCTAAGATTAACGGGAAAAAAACGATTTCCAGTGGGTTGAACTATGACTGGTTGAATAATACCAGTTTCAATAATATCGTTTATCCTCGTGACAAGATCCCCGATAGACTTCTCAGAATGGTCGAAAAACGAAATGGTATAGTTGGTGCTGGAATAACCTTGAGAATTCAGCAGGCACTCGAATTTTCTCATATATCCAATGACAAAGACACTCCAGGATGGATGATCACGTTAAAAGATCACAAAAAAACCATGACAAAAGAACAGGAAAAGCAAAAGGCCTTTCTTGAAGAATTTATAATCAAAACAAAATCATCTCAGTATAATGGTTTTGAAAAAAAACACGATGATCTTAAAGATTTGATGATTAAATATGTCAGGGACCGGATTTTAATAGATAAAATTGTATGGGAAATAGAGAGAGATCGAGCAGGAAGGGCCGTTGCTATATGGGTGCTTGACGGTGCGACAATTTATCCCGTATTGCCCGGGGGTTATTATGGCAGTACATCTCAGATCGGTTTTGGCATTGGAGCAGGATACAATAAATTATCGGAAGAAATCAGGAAAGCAAAGCTCGAAATTGTCCCGGAAATTGACAAAATTTCATATGTCCAGGAACTTATTTATGGCACGTCAGGTGGCGGAATTACTGCAGCTTTTGAAGAGCAGGACATTATATATGATCTTGGAAATGAATTAAACGATATTAGATACTACAAACAGGGCCTTTCAGTGGTCGAAAAGGCCAACACTGCTATTGTTGCCTTTATAAATTCATTAACATTTAACAGTAACGGGCTTTCTCGTGGTGCTATTCCCAAAATAGCCATCGCCATGGGTAAAGATGCCGGATACACGCAGGAGCAATTAGAGGATGCTCAAGATGAATGGGCTGCAAATTTTGAAGCGATGGACGGTCAATGGAATATTCCTCTTTTGAATTCAGATGCCAAAGTACTTAATTTAATGCCCAACAACAGAGATATGGAATATCAAAAGTACATGGAATTCACAGGGGCGTTGACTTGTGCAATCATGGGAATAGATTCCTCTGAATTAGGCCTCAGACTTAATCAGGCTCAGGCTGTATTGTCTGAAAATTCTGATGGAAAGCAAATCTTTTCTAAAAACCGTGGTGTCCGTGAAATGCTCAGCGGTTTTTCGTATGTTATAAACAGGTTTCTTGAGGTTAGTGGGTATAACTTTGCTAATGATTTTCGATTTATCTTTAATGGCATGTCTACAGAGGATAAAGGATTTGAAGCGGATCTCAGGAAGAAAGATGTTGAAACTATAAAAACAGTGGATGAGGTCAGGGCTGAATTAGACCTGCCTCCGTTAAAAGATGGTTTAGGCGATGTAATTCTTAATAGTGTTTTTATGCAAAATAAACAGGCACTTGAAATGGCAGCGCAGGGAGAGGATGGCGACATGGCCATGGGTGATGATATTGACGATGATGAAGGGTTTGGAGGATTTTCCGATGATGAGGAACTTGACTCCATGGTTGACGAAGCAATGGACGGCATGGAAAAAGCCGTAAAATTAATATAGAGGGTTTAAAAAATGTCTACTTATAGAAATTTACGGTACTGTGAGGTTTTGCACGATAGTGTGTATTATGATGTTATGGTCGGGGTCAATGATCTTGATGAGGTGAATGATGTTCTCCAGGAATGGGCGTTGGCTAATTCCTCCATTGGGGAAGCCCTGGATTTACCTGCAGCATTGACAAAAAATCTTGATATCACAGAAGTTTTGACAGCAAAAGATATAGATAATTTTGTTTATGTGAAATCTGCAATCTCTTCTTATATGGATAAGCCCAGGTTTGCCGGGGTGTCTGGGGATTTTCCAACACTGCCAAAAGTTTTGGTTGTCAGTGAATATGTGATGCCTGAAATTACTGCAGCAATATACAGCCTGCCTAATTTTAAAGGCGTTTTTGGGGAATTTACTATTGATTCCCTCGGATTAACGCTGGTATCAGATGAAGTCAATTTTATAGGGGTTAGCTATAACTCAGGGTTCCCGATATTTGTCCGGTATAACTCTGCAGAAAGTTTTGATTATAGTTCAATTATTCCAGTGGCCATGGTTTTGTATTTTGATGGCGAATTGAATGTCATTCCTATAGGCCAGCTTGCTAATGGATTGCCGGAAAAACTCATTCAGGTCCAGAAAAAAAGATCAGAATTCGCAATCACGGATGATTTTACCATAGCTTCAGGGGCAGGTAATTACGTTGAATTATCAGCACTTGAGGTCAGTAATGGAGTTGAAACCATTGATTGTCTTGCAATGGACACCGAAACAGCAGATAATGACATGTTTTTATGGTATAAGGACGGGTCAGCCGTATGGCAAAATGTTGCCTCAGATACGATAAATAATACACAATACCAGGGAGCTGCAGGACTCGCAACACTTGGATCAGGTAAATTTGTAATAAATTACATTTACAGGGTTATTGACGATGCTAATCTTCTTATTTTTAATATATTGTCTGGTAGTTTTGATTCTCTTGCAGCAGCCAAAGAATCGGACATGATTACAGATATTCCAGATCCGATAAAAGAGGGCTGTATTCTTGTCGGGCGGTTTATTGTAGAGAAAAGTAGTTTATCCCCAACGGTTCAAAAAATTCAAAGGATAAGCCCCTTTGCAACGGTGGTATAAGATATGATAAGTTGTAGATTTACAGATAATACAACAAGTAGCAGGACGGTAGAAGTAAAATTTTACGGCCATGTTTACGGGGTTTCATTGACATGATAGAACTATTGTTAAAATTACATCCAACGGTACAAATGGCTTTAATAAGTTTTTTGAGTCTTCTAATCTTTGTACTTGCAAAAAAAGGGTATTCTGTTATAAAAACAAAAGACGGTTGGAAGTTTGGTCCTCGGAAAAAGGACGAAGTGATGAATAACACGGAGGTTAATGTCCATATGCAGTGTGAACATTTTGATGATTATAAAAATACTCTCTTTAATCTTGCAAAATTAAGTTATAAATTAGCAGTTTTGGAAATGAAAATTGATTTAGTAGACTCTCAGCTTGACTATGCAGTCAAAAAAGGATCTGAAATGATCGGGACCATGAGAACCGTATATTTGTCAATTTTAGCAGATAAAAGAGAATCAAAGGACGATATAACCAGGGCGAAATGTTTTGTTTTATATGAAAGTCTTTTGGAAGATATTATTCAGTCAAAAATTTTCATGATATTGAAAATGTTTTTCAGAAAAAAATCTCTCGATGATATGTCTGAAGCTGAGTTTAGAATTGGAAAAGAAGACAATACCAGGAGTATAATGCAAAAAATCACAGAGATTATTGATAAAAAATACATATACGATGATGAAATTTCAAGGGTGGAATTGTTCGAAGCTAATCAGTCAAAAAAATATGAGATTATTGGAGAATTTTATGACATATTTGATCAGGCCAGAATATTTGCTATTGAGCATAAAGAAAAAATAGTTGAAATAAACAGTAAAATTGAGAAACTTTTAACTGGCGGAAAGGTACACAATGAAATAAGCGATATTAGGAGCATAAAATGATGGAGACATTAAAGAGTATTCAAAACATTATAGTAGCAGCATTGATGTTTGTGGCTATTATATTTACCGGACTTATGTTTGGATGTAAATCATTGACGGTTTTTGACATAAAGAATCAGCCTCAAAGTTGCAACGATATGTACACTGTTTTGGATTTCCAATTAAAATCCGGAAAAGTTAATGATGCCCTGATAGAAAAATGGTCAACCATGTGTATAACCGATAGGGGAAAGCAGAGGGAAAAAGACTGCTTGTTATGGATTTATCAGGGAAAGGAATTAGATAAAAAGAATTATAGGCTTTATTTGTATTACAAAGCATGTATTAAATGATTGACAATATGTGACAATAACCAATAAGGTTAGTTTTAGTTGTGTTTTCCATATTCCCAATAAAGCCCCGGTCCTTCCTTTCTTTTCTCTCCGAAAATTTAAAGGGCCGGGGTTTTGTTTTTATAAGGTAAAGAAGCATGAATAATGAAGAATCAGATCAATTGCAAGAAAAAGAATCTTATGATGTTAAGTATATATCAGAGTTAAGAAATTACTGGAATATTTATTCTTATGCACTCATAAACGAAATTTTTACAGGGATAGCCATTAATCTGGGAATGTCCGAAAAGGCGGCATATAATCTTGCAAAGAACAGGCCTGGAACACTGCAGAAGGCCGGTTTTTTTAAAGGACTATTCGATAAATTCAAGACAGTATTTACCTATAAGGTTCCAAAATTCAGATATAAGAAAAAAATATATGGGGACGGATCTCCAATGACTCCAGACCAGTGGTCTGATTTCAGCAATTCGATAGATGAATACTGGTCGAATCTCATGAATAGGGTATCGGAAGACATCGCAGTAAAAGCTCATCTAATGGGTAAAAATACCACAGAATTCAGAGAAAAGAAAAAGCCGTACAAGAATAAATCGTTATTTCAGATAAATGAGGACCAATATGCCGGGGACATGCCGGATAATATAAAATCAGCATATGAAAACTATGATTTTTCAAGTACTGAAAAACAATCTTTCAATAAATCATGGTCATCTATTGGTATGTATATAAAACAGACCGGAAACGAGATAGAAGAGGCAATCAGGCAGCAGGTACAGTCAGGCATAGATAACAATAAAAGCCCCGTTGAGGTTGCCTCTGATTTATACTGGAATGTTCAAAAGAATGAAAATTTTGTAAATAAATATACTGCAGAAACTTTGCGTAAAAACTGGAATAGAATTTCATCCACAGAAATGGCAACAGTCTATGAGGCAGCAGTCTTGGCCCCATATGAGGCCGATGCTATGGAATCAATGGAAGATCCTTCAAAGGCCAGATATTTTGTCAGAACAGGCGGTTCCTGTCCCTGGTGTCGTGCAAGACAGGGGATGATTGTCAGGATGGTCCCTGCGGATATCGTTGTTGACTCAAAAAATGAAAGTTTAAAGTCTATGGGAATAAAAGATTCTAATACTGACATTGCCATATGGTCAGGTAAAAACAATATAGGCCTCAAGCAGGACGAATGGATGATATGTTGCCCGGCACATCCTTATAATGTAGCCACGTTTCAACCTATTGATCTAAAAGACGAATGGTATAACCCAAAAGCAGAAGAAATCGAAAAAAGGCAGGAAAAAGAAAAATTTGTTCCACAGCAAAAAGATTATGACTATAGATCAAAAGAAGAAGAAAAAGCCTCAAAGCCTCATTATATTGATAACAACAGGATTCAATTTAATGAAAATGTCTATGAAGCAGTAAGTCAAGAAGAATACAACAGGAAACTTGAAGAGTGGAAAAAGGACCAGACCGGACCTATCCCGGTAAACATGAATAGCCCTTCATATAAAAGGCTTTTTGGTGAGGCAGAGAAATATGGCAGTATTTAACATAGATCCCGATATGATTAGTGAAATAATCGGGAATGCTCTTGATGAAGTCGGTTCGCAGGCCTCAGAAGAGCAATTTTCGAAGATAGTTGAAGCTATTGAAAAAAGTATGCCAGGAGTTATAAAGGTTTTAACATATGGCATGGAAGAAAACTGGAAAAATATGGCAAAAGGTTCACCCACAGGTTGGGGCCAGAAATATGCTAATTCTATAAAATCAGAAGTAGAGGGAAATGTTGGCACTGTATTTCTTGACGAATCGATAATGGACAAGGGCAGCGGTAAGCCCAATCTGATGTATGTTAAAATGGTTGAGGAGGGAATGAGAAGTTTTTCAATAAAAGATGCACTCCTTGCAAGCGATAAGGCTAAAATTGGTCCGAACGGGGTAAAATATATAACGGTCCCTTTTCCGGTTGCCACTCCAAGAAAAGCCTCTCAGGGCAAGCAATCCTCTCATTTTGGCGGACGGGAAATGACCAATGAAATGCACCGGATAGTGAAATCCGGGGGAAAAATAGCCTCGGCAAAATTAAAAT